CTTGGGAGTAGCTTACAACTCGTTATCGTCAGATTTGGAGGGGGTGAGCTACTCTTCGATAAGATCTGGAACGATTGAGGAAAGAGATCAGTGGCGCGTAAAACAAAACTGGATGATCCAGCATTTTATGTTGCCTATCTATGAGCAGTGGTTACAAATGCAGCTGCTTAAAAATACAATTAATCAAGATATGACTATGTTTGATTCCTTGATGGAAGTGCGTTGGCAAGCTAAGAGCTGGGATTGGGTAGATCCACTCAAAGATATTAAGGCGAGCGTTGAAGCAATCAATGCTGGTCTAAAAACGCGTTCTGATGTCATATCACAACAGGGCGGTGATATTGAAGATGTCTATGATCAATTAGCTTATGAACAAGCTTTAGCTGAAGAGAAAGGCATCTTACATGGTGTAAGTAGTGATGAAGGAGTAGAAGATGAAGCAGATTAACACTGGACACTTGTCCAGAAGCTTTAATTTAGATCGTGATGCAAAGATCGATGAGGAGAAAAGAACAGTGCAACTGAGCTTTTCAAGCGACATGCCAGTTGAAAGGTGGTTTGGAATGGAAGTGTTAGATCACTCACCCGAATCCGTCAACTTGGAGCGTTTGAACGATGGTGCGCCTCTCTTAATGGATCATGATGCGACTGATCAAATAGGTCGAGTCGAGCAAGCAATGGTAGACGGCAAACGCGGTACAGCAGTTGTTCGTTTTTCAAAGAGTGCTAGAGGCTCAGAAATTTTTAATGATGTAGTAGATGGAATAAGACAGAACATTTCTGTTGGCTATCGTATTAATGAAATGGAATTGGATCAAGAGCGTTCTACAGAGGATGAAGAATACTATGTAGCAAAACGCTGGAGTCCATTTGAAATTTCAGTAGTGGGTGTGCCAGCTGACAGCCAAGTTGGTGTTGGTCGTGCAGAAGGTGAAGAAAATATGACAACTATTACTAATATTCGTGGAGAAAACGAAATGAGTGAAGAAGTGAAAACTGATCCAGTAATTTCAGCGCCAACTGTAGATGTCGAGAAGGCAACTAGAGATGCTGTTGAAGCGGATCGCCAAAGAACAGCAGAAGTTGACAAGATTGTTGACATTCACCCAGAGTTATCGGGTGCTGCTAGAGAGTTTAAAAGAAGCAACAAGCCAATTGGCGAGTTCAGAAAAATTGCATTAGAAACAATTTCTAAAGCAAAACCGCAAGAAGCTGCAATTGCTGATACCAGTATTGGTATGACTCCAGAAGAAACTCGTAACTTTTCTGTAGTGCGCGCAATCAATGCTTTGGTCACAAACGACTGGAGTAAAGCTGGCCTTGAAAAAGAAGCATCAATAGCAACTGGTGAGAAGCTAGGTAAGACTGCTAGAGGTTTCTTCATGCCAACTGAAGTGCAGCAACGTGATCTAACTGTAGGTACTGCGACTGCGGGTGGACACACAGTATCAACTGATCTTTTGTCTGGTAGCTTTATTGATATGCTGCGTAACAAAATGACTGTCATGGATCTAGGAGCAACTATGCTCACAGATCTACAGGGCAATGTTGCGATTCCAAGACAAACAGGCGGCGCGACAGCGTACTGGGTTGCAGAATCGGGTGCAGTGACTGAAAGTGCAGCAGCATTTGATCAAGTCAGCATGTCGGGTAAGACAGTTGGCGCATTTTCTGATATTTCAAGAAAATTGTTACTACAAAGCTCAATTGATATTGAGTCTTTTGTGCGTAATGACTTGGCAACAACTCTAGCGATTGAGCTTGATCGTTCTGCGATTCATGGATCTGGATCGAGCAATCAGCCGACTGGTATTCTTGCAACCTCGGGCATTGGAAACATAGCTGGGGGAACAAATGGAGCAGCGCCGACTTACGCGCATATCGTAGGCCTTGAAACTCAAGTGGCTCAAGATAACGCTGATACTGGCTCTCTTAACTACCTTACGAACTCTAAAGTTCGCGGTAAGTTATTGCAAACAGAGAAAGCATCGAATACGGCTCAATTTGTTTGGGGTGATAACAACACAATGCGCGGCTATAACGCAGCGGTTTCTAACCAAGTATCAAGCACGCTAACTAAGGGTAATCAGTCACTATCTAGTGCCATTATTTTTGGTAACTTTGCTGATCTATTGATTGGAATGTGGGGTGGTCTTGACATTGCAGTAGATACTTCAACAGGTTCTACAAGTGGCACAGTAAGAGTAGTGGCCTTGCAAGATGTTGATATTGCTGTAAGGCACGCAGAGTCATTTGCGGCTATGTTAGACGCATTAACTGCTTAATTATTAAGCGTTAATACTTTGGCGCATGAGTTAGTTCTCCTTCTCATGCGTCAATTTTAAAAGGAGTGATAAATGAAAGTTAAGTTAAATATTGCAGTCGGCATCAAAGGCGTTTCACACGCTAAAGGTGATACTGTAGAAGTGTCTAAAGACATGGGCGCTGCTTTAGTGTTAAGCAATAAAGCGGTTGAAGTCAAAGCAAAGGCAGAAAAGAAAAAATAATGTTTGTGGAAGATTTCAATGAATTTTTTATCAGCGATGAGATGGCCGATAACGCTACCATTGGTACGGCCACCGTTGCTGGTATTTTTGAGTCACAATTTGTTGAAGTAAACGGCATCGAAGGCGTAAGACCAGTATTCACATGCGCAGCCAAAGATGTTGAAAAGCTGACTCATGAAAAAACAATAAAGATTTTAGATCAAACTTATAAAGTCGCTGGAAGGCAGCCAGATGGCACAGGACTGATGAGTTTAATTTTAGAGAGGCAGTAATGGCTCATGCGAGAAAACAAATACGCGATCAGCTAATGACAACCCTAACAGG